AACTCCATAGTTTCGCCATGCATGAACACGTTTGCCAGTGTTGTATGCAAGTACGTTTACACCTGCTATCTGTGAAGTTCTAAAGTCTCCTTGTTTATACATTTCACTAATGTGACATATAGGAACCCAAACCTTACTAAAGATCTGTTCTTGTTCTTGTGCAAATATTTCGTAGTTGTTGTAGCATCTGCTACTGATAGACTCTACCTGTGGGGCTTTTAGCCATTGAGTGTGATTACGAGGTGGCATGAATTGCTCTCCTTACTTTGCAATATATTTAATTCAATATAACACATAAACAAAGCACAGTCTAATAGTGTGCATCTATTAGGTTATAGATTTGTTTCAGACATCTGTACTTTGGTACGACGCCTGCGTTTCTTTTTCTTCCTAACACCGGTCCTGCGTTCCTCTGCCATCTCTGCTTCAACCTGGATACGAGCTATTCGAGCCTCTTCCCAAACTCGAGCTCTTCTTTCGTTGAACACTCTTTGATCTTCTGCTGTGTCATATCTTTCTTTGACACCAATGTTGTCCCAATCCTTCATACGCATATTGATTTTGGTTTGCATAATACCTGTGCTCAACGAAACTCGCTTGTAGCCTTTTACCACCCAACACAGTCTGTATCCACACACAGGCCATCGTTTGTCCCACAGTTTTAAATACCACAGTTCTGCTTTCAGCCACTTCTTTCCTGAGGGTCGATCTTTGATTGAGTTCATGATGTAGTTCCTTGTTGCTGTTTAGGCCGCGAATGCTTTTTCGTATACGAAGTTGCCAATGGCAGAGTGTGATCCCACAGTCCATCCACCCTGTTTCATAGTGTCGATCATCTGTCTGTTGAAGTCAGGTCCGCCACATATCATAACAGAATCTGTTTCAGGTTTCCATGGATCTGTCTGCAATGCTTCAAACACTTTGCCTGAATCAATGAGATCTGTTATTCTTCCTGTGTTTGGAAATGCACTGTCTCTAGTAGTGGTAGGAAAATATTGCAGTCGCGGTGTTTCTGTGCCTGCTGTGAGATACATAAAGAAATCTCTGTATGCAAGGTCTTCTTGTTGTCTTACTGTGTGACATACAAATATTTTGTTGAATCTAGTATACGTTGCTGGATCTCGACAGATACTAACAAAAGGTGCAATACCTGTGCCTGTAGCAATCATCCACAGGTTTGTTTTAGGTGTTAGTATGTCAGCCAACAGTGTGCCAGTTGCTTTAGGAGCCACTGTTACAGAGTCTCCCACTTTGATATCTTTTAACTTTGACGTTAGCGGACCATCCGGCACAATAACTGATAAGAATTCCAAATAGTCTTCACCTGGGCCACTCACCATTGAATAGGCTCGAAACAACTTGGTTCCGGGCAATCCAATCATTGTGAATTCTCCAGCTTCAAATCTAAAACTTGCCGATCGAGTAGTTTTGAACGAAAACAATCCGGAATTGATATGATTTACTTCTGTTACAGTTTCTGTTAGCATTATTATAATATACAGCCTTTCTTCGAGTGTGTCAACATTAAATTTATTATTATAGAAACTCAACGAGGCGGAAATCGTTTTACGCTTATTTACGCTTACGCATTTCTAAAATTTACGCTTTACGCAAAATTATTTTTACGCGATTGCATCGCTTTGTTCCCCCATGCCTCTGGACATATACTTTTCATTGCATTAATAATTTCTTCTGCTGTCCACGTTCCGTACATCTTTTTGTGCATGAATGCTTTTTGCTTATCCAATTCAATTTCGTTATGTAATTCTTTAACAAATGTTTCTAAGTACTCTTGCTCGGTTAATGTTTCTTTCATTTTATATACAAATTATACTAGAACTTCAGTTTGTATGTCAACAGCATATTCCTTCCATGTTGTGCATAACCATCTGGTCTTTCGTACGTTTCGTCTAGTGCATTGTTCAATGAGAACACTATATTAGACTTATCGTTTATTTGATAGTTTGTATGGAAATTTGCAACACCAACTGATGGTTTCATTATTGTTGCATAAGTGGTAGAGTCTATGTCCAGGTGTTCTCCTGTGTACAGATACTCTGCAGTGTTAGTCCACTTGTCCATGTTCCAATCAACAGCAGTTAGTCCTAACCATTTTGGTCTTCTAGTTACTGAAGTGTTAGTACTGTCCTCTGCTACTGTCCATGTTGCATTGTTTCTCCAATAAACATTTTCAGCAATCAGACTGTTGAACTTCACTTCTGCACCATGTCTGTTTGATGTGCCCGAAGCATTGGAGTATGTGCTGTTACCATACGTTATTAGATTTTGTAAATCAGTTGTGAAGTAAACAACGTCCAACACACTGTTGTTGAAACTGTATTCAAATCCAATGTCCATTGTCTCTGCCTCTTCTGGCTGTAGGTTTGGGTTTCCGTTGTAACCGTAGTTGTCGGAACCGTGCATTTCATACAGGGTAGGAGTCTTCACAGATGTTGCATAGTTGCTCTTTAATTTCAATGCGCCTGTTAGGTCGTAAGTTCCGCCCAGTCTGTATGTGGTGTAGTCACTAAACAGACTTGGATCATCTTGTCTGATACCTGCTGACACTAACAACTTGTCTGATGCTATAAAGTTACCGTTAACAAAGTATCCTATGTTCTCGCCATTAGTGTCTACTTTGGCAGTGTAACTTCCAGTGTTGTTGAATGAACCATCAAAATATTCATACTCTATGCCTGGTGTGATGTCATACTTGTTTTTCAGTATAGTATTTGTTAACAACACAGTGTTACTAGTAGAATCATATGTGTCTACCTCTGTGCCATTAACATACTCTCTGTCGTACTCTGTACGAGAAAATGTAATGTTGTAAAACCCAAGACTATTGTCTACCTTGCTTGACAGTTGATAAAGATTCATATCACTCTCAGCAGTGTAGTCAAGGTCGTCACTGCCACTAGCGTCTAGATCTGAATCACTTGTTCTTCTGATCAATGTTGATCTTATTTCAAGACCATCATACTTACTTTTTGTGTTAACTGTAATATTGTTTGCATCAAATCCATCTTTCTCTGTTCCAGCCGGTGCAATAGATATACCATCAGATTTTGTTCCGTCCGCTATCATGCTGATAGAATGATTGTTGATATCTCTGTGTATCTTGAGTGTTATACCTTTGGTGTTGTTGGATCCTATTGTTGTAGATATGCTGTTGGCATAACTGTCTGTTGTTATAAAGTTTATTACTCCACCAACTGCGTTAGCACCATACAGTGTACCTTGCGATCCTTTGACTACTTGTATTCCTGTAACGTGTTTTATAAAGTCAGAACCTATATCGTGCAGTCCGCCTGTTGTAGAATGGTCTTTGATTGCAACACCGTTAATAGCAACCATTGTATGATTAGAGTTCATGCCTCTTATGAACACTGATGTTTGCTGTCCTGTGGGACCAGACTGTACAACATTCAATCCAGTTATTCTGGCTATTGCTTGTACTGTATCTATAGTGTTTGTGTTCTCAATAGTGTACTGATCAATATAGTCTACACTCATTGATTCTGTTGTAAGGACACTTGGATCTCTCAGTACGAATTTTGTTATTTTTATGCATGGAGTATTATCCTCCCATACACATTCTTTAGATTGCTCTGCCTGTGACCCTGTGTGGAAAAACAATAATGTTAAGACTGCTAGTAATGTTTTCTTCATCGTCCGTATATCTCCTTGATATGTTTGTTGCCGAGTAGGACACAAGACTCAAAAGAGAAACGTAAAATAAAGTACCTGCCAGTGTGTTGCCAAAGAACGGAATTGCCATTGTGTAGCAAAGTATTAGTCCGTCCAGTGTAGGTGGGTACATTGTACCAGACATCCATACCGCAAAGTTTGTTATCACAAAAAATATTGTTGCTGACAACAGTGCGTTGGATCCCAGATGAACATACGTTTTCTTCATAGACATTGTGTAATGACTCAATGTAGTGCCTAACAAGATACTGGCGTAAACCCAAAACATACTTGAATGTAAACCCAAGTAAAGATCCGAAACAAACATAGCCAACAATGGTACTAGCATAGCCGAATATAGATCACGTGTCAGATATGGCATGAACACTGCCATTGCAAGTACAGGTGTGAAGTTTGGTGGATGAGGTATTATCCTACTCAAGGCAATCAAGCCTACGAGATAGAAGAATAACACAATCTTTTGTTTTGTTTTTTTCATAACAGTTCTCATTAAACGTGTTAACGTTAATGCCACTGTTAACTTTACATTGTAGAACTAGACTTTCCCAGGCCCTCGCTCGACAGCGGACTTATACTGGTTGGCACTCCGACTTTACGGTTCCTGGAAGAGCCATGGAATTACACCTTGATTCCCCAACATGATTCAGTATTACTAGTAATTTATATTAAAATTGTAGTGATGTCAACCGTTGTGGCTAAAGCTCTTCATCAGAGTGTAGTTCGTTTAGTAGTTGACGTAATTTTCCACCTTCTACTTCTGCTTTTACTTTGCCTACACTTTCACCTTTTCTAGGATCAGGCTCTACAGGTGTCCCAGGAGTAACTTTAGATTTTTGTTTTAATGAATCATATATGCTACTTTTATTTTCTTTAAAGCTCTGTGCTTCTTCTTCACTTAAATCAGATATTCTTAAACTATCAATATTAAATTCCAAATCAACTTTTTGTCCTACTCCAGAACTGGATCTAGTTTTCATAAATTGTACTTGATATCTTCCACGCTCTTTCATTGCTCTACTAGTAAAAATACCAATTACATTATCTGCTGTTTGGATTTTTGAAAGTCCTCCTGCAATATGCGAATGATCAAACTCAATCTCTTCTACTGATGCTCTGTTCAACTGAGATGCTGTTGCCATTAGTAGCTGACTTTCTACTGCATAGTTTCTAAGTTCTTCTGAAACATATTTGTCTTTAATAAACAAATCTGCTGGCGATATCTTTTTACTCTTAGGCATCATTAGATCTAAGTAATCTATTAAAATACATTCTATTTTTTTCTTTGTTTTTAATTCTAATTCTTTAATGTAAGATTTAATATCAAGCACAGTACTCCCACTAGATAGATATTTGATATGTAATGCACCAGCTTTTTTGGCTAACATCTTAACTTTCATTTCAACAGTATCCATTTCTGGAAAAACTTTTCTTGTTGGCATATTAGTCATCATTGCATCAAGTCTCATTGCAGTAAGTCCTTCGCTTAATTCAAAACTAATGTAAACGGTGTTAAGGCCAGCCAGTGACCAATTTACTGCAAGATTCTGTAGAAATAAACTTTTACCTGCACCTGATCCGCCTGCAAAAATGTTTAGTTCTCCTCGGTTAAATCCACCGAACAGTTTCTTATCTAAATTGTTCCAGCCTGTACTGACCTGACCGTTGGAGTTTTTTAATAACTCCAATCTACTTTTTGGATCTGCAAAGTAGTCTGTTCCAAGATCTCTTGTTAAGCCAATGTTAACAGCATCTTTAACCATATCCTCAACTGGTGCATAATCTCCTTTTTCTAAAAGGTCTGCAGATTGAAGAATTGCTCTTTCTAAAGATTTATGTCTTGAAAATGTTTCAAACTCGTCTAATAGCCAATTAAAGTGATTTGGATCTAGATCTTTTGCTGATTTAAAGCCTACTGTAAATTTAGAATTTACTTGTTCAACCTCTGGCATAACTTTATATTCTTCAGCATAATCTTTAATAAATTTTGCTACTGGTTGTAGCTTACGATCAAAGTTCAAAGGTTCAAAAATGTTTTGTGCTCTTGCAAACGATTCTGCATCTGCCAGCATCATTTCCATATACAACTTTTGTACATCATGTGTATAATCAGGCATTCATTTTCCTTTTTAAATTAATTTTCAATTTATTAGACTCTGTTGTTTTTAATATTGATTGCATAGTATATAATCTTCCATATTTTAACACAGCATCGGCCACATCTGCAACCTCTTCTTGCCATGTTGGAAAAGCAACACTCCATCTGTTTTCGATTGCTTGATCTATCAATTTTTGCCCAGGAGCATCTCTATCTGGTACAACAATTACTCTTCTGTTGAGTCCTTGTATTAGTTCTTTCTGTACATCACTGATCTCTGATCCTAGTATAGATACACCACCAATTGCAATAGCATCAAATGGACCTTCTGTTACAATAACAAATTTCCTAGACCAATCCTGTGCATCCATATTAAAAACATACCCAGGTTGTACTTCAGTATAATATTTTACCTTTTTTGCTTCTGTGAATATTCTACCAGTGTAACCAACAACATCACCTTTCCAATAGAACGGAATAATAATTCTGTGGTTAAAATCAAACTGTAAAGCAGATGAGTACATAAAATCATACCAAGTTGGATCTACTCCTCGTTGTTTTAAATAATTTAATAAACTATCTATCTTGTTAAATTGAGGATCTGTTAAATCTTTTGCAATATATTTTTCTAACCAAATATCTAACTTATGTGAATTTTTTGGTAACGGTCGTTTTTCAAATGATACAAATTTTTTCTTTTCTTGCCATTGGGCTTCAACACCTTCTAGTTTTAATGCTTCGATTGATAATTTTTTAATTTCAGTATCCGACACTCCTAAAAATCCTAATAGTCTTCTTAAATTTGCTGAAAGTTTTCTACCGGGAGCAAACGAACTTTTCCAACCACAGTTAAAACAATGATATGATATTGTGCCATCAGCTGAAGTCATAACTCCGCCTCTTTTTCTTTTGTCAGCACTTTCTCCATTATGTATACAGCAAGGAGCATTAAATGAAATCCAACCCGAAGGAGTCTTCTTTTTGTTCGCAGGTAAGGAATTCAGAATTGTCGACTGGATCAGGTTCATAGTTTATATTTTAATGTCTATAAAGGATTTTGTCAACCGATCCTGTGTTACCAGAATCTTTATCTGTGATAAATCTAACGTATTGGTAAACGCCAGTAAAGTTATAAGAGGTAATACCAGACAGTGAACTAATTTGGTTTCTACTGATTCTAAACCAATCATCATTCGTAGATGGAGACTCTTTAAGTGTTCCTTCAATTTCAAACGAACCACTATATCCTGTGCCATATACTGCAACTGTATGAAGTGCAATATTATTGTTTTCTCCTGGATATGCATATATAGAACCAGATGCTTTTGCAGTTGCTGATCCTGTTAATGCAGTAAATCCTTCTTGTACTGTTACACTATCTACAACTTCTGGATATGCTCCAACAAGTAATTCAATTGTACCTGCGGCATTGTATCCAGTATCTGCATATGTTACTTCACGTGAGTTATCTGATTTAACTTCACGTATTGCATAAGAATAAAATTTAGCATCAAGTGATAATAAATCTCCAGCAGTTACACTTACTGATGCTTGTCCTTTTGTTGAGAGCGAACTTCCGTCATCAATTACTGTTAAATTTTTTGTTAACACAGATGCTTTACTTTCTGTATCAATCATGTTAAATTCATACGTTTTTGAAGTTATTGTCTGAGCTTTTTGATCTTCGTTTTTAAACGTAAAAGTCAGCGGATTTGTAACTCCTTTATATATTTTGAGCCTACGATCGTACACCTTTGAGTTCCTTCCATGATAACCACTTATTGTAGCTGTTACCAAATTGTTTATTAAATACCTTGACACTGTTTGCATAATACATATTTAACAGTATTTATTGGAATTGAATGAACGAAATTTTTAAAAAACTAGGAACAAAATTTCCTTTCTTATCGCTTGTTAAAAAGGGTGATTTAGAATATGTTGGAATTGTACAGAACCAAGATACCAATGTTATAAGCTTCTATGACTATGGTAGATTAATCACAATTGAAGACAAAGAGCTGTATTTGAGCTTAGGTGAATCATGGTGGTGGGAATCTAATAGAAAAATACCTATTAATATATTCCTTAAGAAAGACTTTAAATATTTTAAAACTACACTAATAACATTAAGTGGAAAAGACACTCAAGTAGTACACGGACCTACAGTACGTTTGGATGATATAGCAAAGAAAAGAATAAAACGAAGAACTATCCAGTTAATGCGTAAGCCTACTTAATTTTAGCTGTACTATTAATCCCACAAACCTTCTCAAAATATTTCGTTAAAGGACTATTAGCCTGATACGAATCAAGTTCAGATTGTAAAGATAATTTGGATTTCTTATGTTTTTTAAGGATTCTTTTTTTCGTTTTCTGATGGTGCATCAAAACTATATTTAGCACGTGCTATTAAATTCATCTGTACTACGATTGCATGAGCATAAGCAATGGCGTGTGACTTCTTAAAGAAATAACTACCGTCTTTGGGTTTTACCCAAACATCGTTCATTATATCCTGCCAATCTTTATACATTAATCCTCTTTTAGCAGGACGTATAATAGCTAGTACAGCCGCAAGTTGTTCTACGTTTTTAGGCTCTAGCTTTTTAACAATATCATAATGACCATTTAAATGAAACAGTTTATCCACAATAGTTGGATCATTTAACATTTCCCAGTCTGGTTCTTTAACCATAAGTTCAACAAGGTCTTGTTCAGATTTTACATTTTCATACACAGAAACATTTAATAGATCAATCTTAAAATATCCTCTACCTTCTGCCTGCTTGTAATCAAAACTTGAGTTTTTAGTTTGCGGATTTATAGGAATAGCATGAAAGTATATTCCTGTTTTGTGCTTTTCATGAATTTCTTTTTTTATCATAGTTGCTGATGTGTGTTTGAATAATGACAACACTCCATCTCTATCAAAAAAATCAATATCTACATCAGGCATTAGTTTAACTTTCTTTTATTATAATCTTTAAATTCTTTTTTTGCACCAGGTTGTAGTATATCTAACACATCTAATAACTTTTTATAAGCAACTGAATTTGTCATATGTGCAGTCATTTCTGGCATTACAACCTTGCCAACACTGCCATCTTTCTTAATAACAATAATACAGTCACCTGGTTCAATTGACATTCCGTCTGCTATTTCACTTTCTATTCTACTCAATTTTTGCTCCTCTTACAGTTTCTTGCACAAACATATGATCTGCTGGATACTGTTTAAATTTACTAGTCCAAAATTCTGGCTCTAAAAACCTTTCAACAATTTCTAATTGTTCATCAGTAAATGAGTTTAACATTTTTTTACCTGGATCACAACCTAAAACTAACCATGGAGTTATTTTTCCACGAGTAATATCATGTACAGCTCTTGGTGTAGAAACCAATCTAAAATAATCTGACCATTGTGCATTTTGTTCTTCAGCCCATTCCATCATTGTTTGTATAGCTCTTTGTAGTGCCGCTTCTAGTGGTTCTAGTTTAAGAGTATCAATTAAATATGTTTCATATAAATCATCTCTTGCCCAGTGATCAAGTTTTACTTTTGACATTATAATATAATCAATATATTTTTCAGGATACAATGGGTGGATGTGCATCATGTATCGACCAAATTTTACAAATGCATTGTAGTATGGTGACTTACAAAAGTCTTCATATGATTTAGGTTTAGTTGCATTTTGGTGTATTTGATAAAATCTTTGAAATACCATGAAGCCATTTATTACCCATTTTTCATCTTTTTGCAGGTGCCTTCGCTTTGGTTCACATAGATGTACCTGAAGTGTTCTTGCTTTTGAAAAGCCTTTGCCACAATATGGACAAACGTTAATCGGAGTATCCATGGTCCCTCTCTAGATCTTCAAGCTCTCGGTCAGTAATAATTTTATCTAGTGTTTCAAGATCGCTATCTTTAGCAGTGGGGAATATTTTTTGCAATTTAACTAAACTTTTATTAGGAACTTTTTTCATAGGTTTTATCCATGGGTGAAACTGTTTTGATAACGCTCCACACATTGCAGTTAACATCCAACACAGTTTTTTATGTTTGCCTGATAATGTAAACAAATGTTTATTAACAACTTCGTTTGTCATTTCTACATAGTGTTCTTTGTAAAATTTTTCATTAGATGCAATATTTGAAACATATCGCATAAGCATATAAGGAGAGTATAGAGTCTTTTCATGATCATCAATTCGATCATAATAATCTTTATTACGATAATCAACAGCCTCAAGTCCTGGCTTTAATTCAAAAAATTTTCTTTTGTGTTCTTTTTTCATACTGTAACCTAAATATCATTGCTTCGTTTGGGTTGTTAAATTCTAATTTTATTTGATTGTCTTTTAAATAATGCATACTCTTTGGTTTAGTTTTCATATTGTTTATCTGATCAAAAAAATCAGGCAACCATTCTTTGTCCATCCAAACCGGATCTTTCTTTTTGCCAACATATAACATTAATACAGGTGCCTGCACAGTTACATATTTGCTCTTTCTTACCATACAGATCCATAGTCAATATTTTCACACTGTCTAGAGATATCTTTTACAAAATAAGCACATTGAGGTTTTCTTTTATTTTCTAAAGGCACAGCTAAAATTTGACCCGTTTTAACTTTTGGAAAATACCATTTAACTTCTTGATAGATGTCAACAATATCTATCTCTGCAAAATCTGGCTTTGAGCTTGTTAGTGGATTAAAAAGAAAAGCATCAAACCCTCGATCATTTAAACTTGTAATTGGCAGTACGTTTAATTCTCCTTGTTCAGGTTCTCCAACAATCATCTTCCAATCCAATGGCATTTTAATTTTGTATTTTCCAATCTGTAATACAGCCGCTGGTGCATTGAACGATTCTAAGAATATTAACGGAATCCAAAAATAATCTGGATCAGCAGGATTACTATTATCAAGTACTGCAAATCTTAAGTCGTCATTAACATACTCAGGTATTCGTTCAAGTGTGTATGGTACATTTTCTAATGTTAGTATTTTCATATTTTTATTTGTCCCAATCTATTTTTTCTATATTATACGGGTAATTGGCCTCTTTGTAAAACTTTTTTCTTTGTGTAAGATGTCTTTTTGCAAATTTACAACTACTGGTAATATCCCAAATTTGTACATTATCTTTATCTTCGGCTTTCCTAATGCCTCTTCCTATAGACTGTATAACCCTAACAAAAGATTTACCAGGCTCAATAAGCACAAGATTAAAAATACGTGGAATATTAATTCCAACAGAGGCCACGCCATATGTTGCAATGATAACTTTATTTTTTGCAGTTGAGACTTCATCGTAATGTTCTTTCCTTTCAGGATTTTTTGTTGAGCCAGATATAAAAACTGAATCGGGTATTGATTGATTTAGCAATTCTCCTGCTGAAATCCTATCAACTAATATAAGTGTATTTCCTGATGTTGCAATATCTTGAATTGTTTTTGCTACCCACCCCATGCGTTTTGTATCTGTTGTAAGCCATTTAAGTTCTTCTTGATAGTTTTTAAAACCAGGCAAGTCTATTGTTTGTAAAATATTTACGTGACAATTAGCTAATACTCCCTTGTCTTGCAACTCTTTTGCGGCAAGTTTATTTGTTACGTCACCAATTGAACATTTCAATCCCATAAATTCAAAGTCTGCTTTAGGTACTGTACCTGTTAGCCCCCAACGTATGCCACAATGTGCAAACGGTCCTGTTAACAGTCTTTTAAGTACATCTGCTTTAGCCATGTGTACTTCGTCAATTATAATTGTGTTAATACCTTGTATTGCTTCTAAAAAGTCTGCAGTATGCTCGTCCTTACTTTTCTTTTCTAATATGTTTAATGATTGCCAAGTTGCAATAGTGTTAAATCTTCCAAGTTCTTTTCTATCGCCATAGTATACACCTGTGTCTAAATTACAAGTAAGAAAATCTTCTTCAGTCTGTGTTACTAAACTTTTGTTTGGTACTATTGTTAATGTACGACCATATGGTTCAACTAATTTACATAATGCCGCTGTAATAATAGTTTTTCCGGCACCGGTTGCAATTTCTTGTATGCTCTGAGGAGATTCTAAAAACTTGTTTATAGTTTCTACTTGATAATCACGTAGCTCAATAGATTGTCCAGCCATTGGGTGCGAAGCAGGCCATTTAATATCTGACAAATATTTTTTATCAATTGCATTAAACTCAAAGTTGTGTTGTTTTCTTCTGTCTTCTAAATTAACATAAACTCCTGCATTTTCTAGTTCTGGAAGTATTTGATCTAGCAAATTTAGATACGATGTTCCTCCTAAGCCAAAAAATGATACCTTACCGTCCCATCTACCTAACTTAACAGCCGGCAAATGTCTGGCGTACGGAATTTCATATTTAAATTTATTTGACAATTTCTTTCTCCAGTCGAGAGAAA